GGTCGTGGGGGGGTACTTCATTCTGAGAAGCTCTGCATCGTAGAGAGCCTTCTCATGAGCGAAGCGGTCAGGTCCATAGTGGAACCACTCAGCGAGAGCGGAGTCACACAGGATGACGCACATGGTGGAGTTTGGAATGATCGAGGCAATTCGGAAGTGGACGATCGAACGAATCGTGCTTTCAGGAAGTTGCCAATGCCAGAACTCTCCGATTTTAGCCGGGGTGCGAGAGAGGAAAACCTTCATCTCGGAGTTGGGCATCTCGTCGGTAGAGGCACGGTCTTTGTCGGGTAGCTGATAGGTGCGCCCAATCAACCGTCCAGCTCGTTCATAGTCGGCGAACGTAGCTTTGGTTGGCATGGGAGAACTGATATCATCGCCAAAAGACTTGCTGTGAATTTCAAAGAGGCGGACTGGAGTCTCAGACAGAGTTTTGTACTGAGGGTCTCCATTAGCTTCCATGATTTCAAGCGTGTTAGCAAAGAACTCGTTGGTGTCAATCCAGGTGTTAAGGATACTGGTGGCAGTTCCGCCAGAAGCAACAGTGTTTGGAGTGCTGAAAAGGAACTCGTACAGGACGGTCCATTTGGTAGCAGTTAACTCCATAAGAGCTTCACGGACAATAGGGCGTTTATCCATAGGGACAAGAAATTCTTTGCCTGAGTTAGACAAAGTTTCCTTTAAGTCAAGGATTGTAGCAGCCGCATTAAAGTCTTCCATGGCGGAGTGGGTGCTATCGCGAGAGTGGGTGTTGTCATTATTGCTAATGTCATAGCCGACAGCATCGCGATTGGCGAGGCGCTTAGCATGAAGAACGCCAGCGGCACCATTGATATTACAGCCAATCATGTGATTAAACTCAGTAGGATTGCCAAGGTAGATATCAAAAACGGTGCCAAAAAGCATTTTCATGATAATGTTGTAGGGAAAGGTCGCTCCCCAAAAACCACGGAGTTTGACTGCTTTGGGTACAATCTTTAACTCGTCTTTCATGGTCAATTGGTAGGGCATGATTGGAGCAATTCCTTGGACAAGGTAGCTCAACATCACGTCAATTGTTTCAGTAAGAAGTTTGGTTGGTTTATAAGGGAGAATGGGGTCTTCGGTAAGTTCAATAAGACCATGTTTCCCACTCATCAGGCCTCTGAAACCAAAACCGGCAGACGTTGCGATACGTGTGTTGGTAGTGGCTACTTGGTTGATGTGCGAGTTAATAGCCTCTCGTAAAGTTAGCATACCAGGGAGTGAACTCTTGGTTGCCATCTTGAGAAGAACTTGGCGCGTTGCGGAACGAGCCAGAAGGAGGTTGCGACTAGGAGGATCCTCACGAACGTTGACTGACAACTTAGCAATGACGCCAAGTAGTGGGTCAAAGTCAGGTGTTTTCTGCATTCTAGCAGGGATACGCTCTTTAATCGCATCAGGAAACAAACCAGTTGGGACGAGGTTTGAATCACGGGGCGGGTAATTGTGTAAGCGTTTGTGAGTGTCAGGAATAACATACACCATGCTAGCGTTCTGAGGAACGTAAGGATGAGTGCGAGTGAGACACTGGCTAACAGCAATAGGAGTAAGAGTTTTGCCGATATCAAGGAGTGGACCAGTGATAACAGCATTCTTGGGGATAAAAGGATCGACAAAGCGTTTGATTAGCTCTTGAGTAATGAGCGCACAAACTGCCTTGCCTTCTCCAAGAGAAGCAACATGAAGACCGAAGAGCTTATGAGCACTCTTAGAGTTCGAGACGGCATAAAGGGCACTACAATCTCCACTGTGGGTGTTGAGATTGTAGATAATAGCGTCAGTTGTAACCCAGACGTCATCGACTCCAGGGATGGAGGAGACGACGGGTTCGTCAGGTTTTCTGTTCTTGGGGTGGGAAAGGACCCAACGACCGCCAGAGACGTCTTTTGTAGAGTACCCTTGAAGGTTATCAAAAGGTTTAACAAATAGAACGTCACCTAGGCAGCGGTCGTCGAGCTCATCCTCGGTAAGGAAGTAGCTCGTGATGTCGGGAAAGCGTTGCATGTACTTCTGAGGAACCCAGAGAGTAACACGATCAATTTCGTAGTCGTCATCTTTCCATGGATGGATAGAGACATACTTGAAAGGGACTTTGACAACGAGAGCACCACGAGTTATTTTGATTTGAACTCGTGATGGGTCAATGACTTTGCCGAGGATCTCGAGCATAGCAGGATACCATGTGTGGTACTCGGTGACAAGTGCTCCGCTTTTAAGAGCGAGAGCACGAGTCTTGGTAGTGACAACGCTATCATCAAGATCAGCGGAGACTTCGAGCATAACATAGTTATTCATAGCGACTTCGAGTTGGTCGTCAAGTTGCTTATCAGCACCTTGAGCAGTGGCATTTGCTGTGCGAACGAGCTTCCTTTTGGGACGGATAACTGCATGTTCGTAATACCCAAATTAAACGAAAACAACAGTCTCTTCTTCATCTGGATCTCCTTAAAGGAGAAACAGGTAAGTGGCGGCAGAAATGACAGCAATACCACCAATAAAGGCG